GCCGCGACCCTGTGGGCGAACGCAGCGCCGCCTGATTTCGTGCCGTCCTGAGGCGGGCATGCCGGAAGTCCTTGTCATCGCGATCGAGGGTCTGACTGAAGCCGCATTGGCGACAGACGAGCTGCAAAAGGACGTTGATCTGGCAGTTCGGCGCGCGATCAACAAGACGATCGACAGAACGCGGACGCGCCTCGCGCGCATGGTGACGGGCGAAGTGAATCTGCCGGCCAGTTATGTGTCGCCGAGTTCTGGGCGGCTGGCTGTTTTTCAGCGCGCCAAACCAGGGAATCTAGAAGCTGTTATCCGCGGGCGCGATACACCAACGTCGCTCGCGCGGTTCGCCGGTCAGCAGAAGCGACCGAAAGTCCGTGTCAAACGGTCAGCCCAGGCGCGCTACATCGCGCGCAGCTTCATCATCAATCTGCGAGGCGGCAACCGCGGCCTGGCCCTGCGCACGGACGGAGAAGCCCCGCGCAACGCCTACAAGCCTAAGGAAATCGGCAAGAATCTGTGGCTGCTCTACGGTCCGAGCGTCGACCAGATCCTCATGGGCGCCTCGAACAACGGCGGCGCGTTCGCCGAAACGGAGTCCTGGGCGGCCGAGCAACTTGAAGCCGAATTCTGGCGCCTGATGAAAGTGGAGATCGACTGATGGCCGAACCGTTCCGCCTGCGGGTGCTCAAGGCGCTCGCGGAGACCGTCAAGAAGGTCGCGCCGACGCACGTTCGAGGTGGCGACGGTCTTCCGTTCGAAAACGACCTGACCGACTACGTCGACGCGGCCGGCGTCCAGCGGCCCAGGGTGTTCCGTGGTCGCGACCTGTTCGGACCGAGCGACCCGCTGCCCTTGGTGTCGATCCTCGAACATCCGCGGGCGGCCGAGCAACTGATGAGCAGTGGCGCCAACACCACGGCAACGGGCGAGTGGGAATTGCTCATTCAGGGTTTCGTCGAAGACGACCCGGAGCACCCGACCGACCCGGCGCACGTCCTCGCGGCCGAGGTCATCAGTGTGATCGCCGCCGAGCGGCATAACCGCTACAGCCTTTTCGGCCTCGGGAATCGCGAGCCCTGCGTCACGGACATCCGCATCGGGGCGCCCGTCGTCAGGCCGGCCGACGACACGATTTCGACCACGGCGTTCTTCGCGCTCAGTGTGACCCTGACGCTGGTCGAGGATCTCGCCGCCCCGTTCGCTTGATGTTGTTTCGAAAAGCACGAAAACAACATTGCGGCAGACACGAAAACAAGATATGTCTTGAAACGCTTGAGCACGAGGAGCGCACCGCATGGGTCTGATCACATCCGAGAACCTTACCATCGGCAAAGGGCAGGTGCAGCTCGCCAAGCATGCCTCGCTCAACCCGACCGCGCTGACCAACGGGTTCCGTGACATCGGCAACGCCCCGGGCCTCAGCCTGAACATCGCGACCGAGAAGCTCGAACACTTCTCCTCGCGCGGCGGGATCCGGCAGAAGGACGACTCGACGACTGTGCAGGTGACGCGAACCGGCACGCTTCAGTTCGACGACATGGACCCGGAAAACCTGGCGATGCTGTTCCTCGGCCAGGCGCTCAGCGTGGCCGCGTCGTCCGCCTCGAACAAGACCGAGACCTTCACCGCCATCACGCTCGGCTACGGCTACCAGCTCGGGCAGACCGCGCTGAATCCGTCCGGCGACCGCGCCGTGTCGATCGACAGCGTCACCCTGGCCGCCGCGCCGAACACGCCGCTCGTGCTCAACACCGACTACGAGATCGATCTCGCGCGGGGCTTCATTCGGATCAAGAAGGGCTCGACCCTGTTCGCCGGCGGGCATCTGGCCACGGGCTTCACCGTGACCTACGACGTGGCCGCGTCGACGCGCAAGCAGGTGATCTCCGGCGGGACCGAGTTCGTCGGCGCGATGCAGTATCACGCCTACAACCCCAAGGGGGCCAACCTCGACTACTTCTTCCCCTACGTCAAGCTCAGCCCGAGCGGCGACCTGGCGCTGATCGGCGAGGAGTACATGACGGGCTCCTTCAGCGTCGAAGCGCTTCCGCTCGGCGACCTCCCTGCGATCCTGCTCAACGGCCAGCCGGTTTGAGGGCAGTATGCTCAGCAAACTGGTGCCCCTGCGCGATACGATCGAGGTGCCGTCGGATGGCGGCACCGTCACGCTGACGCTCTACGGGCTCGGCGCGGACGCCGTCACCTTCCTGGCGCAGGAGCACGGGGAGGCCCTCGGCACGGTCTATGCAATGGCGGTGGCGGGCGGCATCGACGCCGAGAACGTGACGACGGTGGTCGAGACGCTTTTGGCCGAGACGCCCGTGCTGATCGCGACCGTGATCGCCTTCGGATGCCGCGAGCCGGAGGCGATCGAGCAGGCCGCGCAGCTGCCACTCGTGTCGCAGATCGAGGCCGTCGAGAAGATCGTTCGCCTGACGTTCGCGGGAGGAACGTCGGCAAAAAAGCTCGGCGAGATCGTCAGCCGGTGGACGGGGGTGCTGAGCGGCCTACTCCCGTCAGCTTCGGCGAATGGCTCCACGGCATAAGGGAACTGGTGAGCCTGCTCATGGCGAGCGGGCATCCGGATGCCTGGGGCTACACGATCGGACATCTCTGGACCGACGCGCAGATCGTGATTGCGCGGAAGCAAGCCGAGACGGCGAGCGCGGTCCTGCTGATCCGACAGGCGATCTCGACTGTTCCGAATATGGCCGTCGCGCCCGAGTCCACGAGGGCCACATGGCAGGATTTCGCGGGTCAAGTCCGCAGGATGCTCGGGGAGTAACATGGCCGGTCGCGAGCGTACGGTAAGCCTGTCGATCAAGGCTCGCGACGAATACAGCGCGCAGATCAAGGCCGCGAAGAAAGCCTTGGATTCCCTCAGGGACGCGCAGACGCGCTTCAAGAAACAAACTGCTCTTACTGCCGAGACGCAAGCCCTCCGCAAGCAAATCGAGGAAGTGGCTGCCGCCTACCGCAGCGCGCAGCGCGAGGCTCAGGAACTCGGCCGTGCGGCCAACATCAAGCTGGACGGCGCAGCCGCCTCCGCGACGACGGAAATCGCGCGGGAGTTCGATCGGGCTCGGGCGGAAGCCTCGGCCTATCGCGAAGAGCTGCGGCGCCTCAACACGGACCTGAGCAAGCTGCGCGGCGCGTCCCTGCCCGGCGGCCTCACAGGGGCCTTGGCGCGGCAGGGGGCGGGGGTGTCTCAGGCTGCCCAAGCCCGGGCCGCGGCAGATGCCCTCCGCGCGCAGATGGAGGCCCAGCAGCAGGCTATCCGCGACGCGGCGGCCAAGGCACGGGCGCAGGCCGAGATCAGCCTTGGCGCCCGCGGTACAGGCGGTGTGCAGGATTTCGCGGCACCCGTAGGGACGATTCAGGCAAACCGCCTGAAGCTCGCCGAACTGCGCGCAGAGGCCCAGCGGCTCACGCTGCAGTATAACGACGCTCGTGACGCCACTGCCATGCTCGGTCGAGCGCTCAAGCAGAGCGAAGCGCCGACCGAGACCATGATCCGCGATTTCGATCGAGCCCGCGCGAACCTCGTAAAGATGCGCGAGGAGATGAATCGCGCCATCTCGGCGATCGGGACGTTCGGCCGAAAGGCCGAGGGTCTGCATGCCGGGGTGGCCGGCATCGGTGCGCCGCCAACGACTACCGGTGCGGCAGCCGCGCCTAGGGGCGGCTGGTGGTCGCGGTTTGTTGGCAGTTTCACCGAGTCCGCCGCCACCGCGCACGGTCGTGGCCCGCTCGGGCTGCGTCCTTACGAGCTGCAGAATTTCGGGTATCAGGTCAACGATCTGATTACTCAGATCGCGTCCGGCACGTCACCCTTGCAGGCTTTCGCGCAGCAGGGCGGGCAGATCGCGCAGATTTTCCCTCAGGCGACCACGGCCATCGTGCGGATGGCGCCGCAGGTGCTTGTGCTGGCAGGCGCGGCCACGACGCTCTACTCCGCCTTCGCTCGGCTGCGCGAGACGGAAGACCTGGGTAAGCAGTTTTCCCGGCAGATCGCCAGCCTGTCGGAAGCCCAGGGTCTCTACGATCCGGATCGTCTCACGGACTTGGTCAGGGAATTGCAGCGCGTCGGGGTGGCGGCTTCGGACTCGCGCGCCGCGCTGTCTTCCATGCTGCGTGACGGCGTCTCGGAAGAAGACATGCGCACGCTCATCCTGGCCGCGCGCGACTTTTCTACCGTGTGGGGAGTGGAGTTTCCGGACGCGCTCCGGGCGGTGCGCGGTGCATTCGACGGCACCTATGAGTCGATTGCGGAACTGGACGACGAGTATAATTTCCTCACGGCAGCGCAGCGGAAATCCATCCGCGAGATGCACGACCAGGGCGACTCGGTCCGGGCCACGGGCGACGCGCTCGACATCTTCGCCGAGAACATGAACGAAGCTGCCGAGAAAGAGCGCGGCGACTGGGCGAACGCCAAGCGGGAATTGTCCATTGCGTGGCAAGAGCTTCTTGATTGGCTCGGCACCACTGCTCCGATTCAGGCCGGCGTTGCCGCTGTGGCGGGCTTGGCCAGTGCCGTGTCTTCCGTGGTTTCGGCGCTGAACTCCATCGACATGGAACGTCTTTCGTTG